ATTTGGCGGAGAGAAGAGGTCTCGATCCCCAAGCCACATTTAAGGCTCGACTAGCTTAGCAGGCCGCCCCAGTACCTAACTGGTTTACTCTCCAAATTCTTTAGATTGTTTCTTGACAACAATATCTTTATGTTCTTTTTCTAACTCTTCGATACGCTGCCTTAGCTCTCTGACCTCGTTAATGAGTTCAGTAAGTGGGTCAATCCCTGTTGATATTGTATTCATTTCTAATCCGTAATGAAAGTAAAGGAAGAGACCTTTTTGTTTTCATAAGGACAAATGTAAGGTCGGGTCCTCATTAACGTTAATTTTTGAGCGATATGCCCAAACCGTTTATGCCACTTTCTTTCTGATTTAAAGGCTTTTGATATTTTAACCTTATTTCTTTTGGAAAACTTTCTCATTATTTACTCTCCATTAAATTGGAGCCTCCACGAGGACTTGAACCTCGATAAGTGAATTACAAAATCACCGTAATAGCCAGTTATACGATAGAGGCGTTTAATCTCTTAATACTCTAAATAAAGCATTAAGAGATAAACAAGCGTTTTACACTACAACCACACTCAAGTGGAAGCCAACCGAGTAGTTGGACTAGAGCTATGAACTCTCGTGCTGTTTAGGAGGTAGGACTCCAATCTCTAGCTGTTTCGGCTACCACCTTACATACTACTGCGTTGCGGATACCTAGTTTATCAAAAAAGGACAGAGTAGTTTGATTTTTAAGGACTTTTAACTGTCCAGTCTAATAACACTTTAACGGTGAGACCAATACACCGCCGTACTTTTACAGTACCTATACATTAGATTTTGTTTGCTGTAACTACTCTTTAAAAATGGTGCTCCAGGAGGGACTCGAACCCGTCACTTTCCCGATTATGAGTCAGGTACATTAGCCAGCTATGTTACCGGAGCTTTAAATTAAAACAGACTGCTTTTTTATTTTCACCCATTGAAATTTTAAAAGTTGCTGTTAGCAGTCTTTAAAAGTGGTTGCGAGAGAGGGACTCGAACCCCCGTCCGTACAGGTTATGAGCCTGACCATCTAACCATCTGATTGTATCTCGCTATCTAATTAAATTAGCTATAGATTCTAGAATACTTACTATTAAGTATGTAATACCTAGAACTACTACCCAAAGTATACCTACAAAAAACGCAAATATACCTATAAATACTTTTGGAAATATTAGCACTAAAGCTAACAATATTAACCAACTCATAAATGTTCCTTAAAAATTGGAAGGGGTAACTGGACTCGAACCAGTAATCGCGAGTTCAAAGACCGCTGCCTTAACCAATTTGGCTATACCCCTATAGTTGAATAACGTCTAGTTTTAAACCCCATTCAACTATATGCTCTCCTCACAGCCCTCACAAAGACCAGAGTGTCTGTCTATATCTTCTTCAGAACCGATTGTTCCACAATTGTCGCAGAAGTACGCTTCTACTAACAAATCTTCTTCACAGTTACACACGTCTTCGCTACACATGCAACCAATACAGAACATTTCCATTTAGTTTCCTCATTTCTTAATATACGTATATTATACGGAAAATAAGGCTGTTTGGCAAGTAATTTAAAAACTAGGGCGGGAGTCGAGCCCGCATTTTACCCAAACATCAACTTTCGTTGTTCCTAGTAAATTTGGTGCAGAGAGTGGGTAACGATCCCAACCTCTCAGGTGCTTCAAACCTGCGCTAATCCATCTCAGCTATCTCTGCAATAAATAATCAGGCTGCATTATATTGGTTTTTGATTAGCAGTCAAATAATACAATGTTGCTGTTAGCAGCCTTTAAAAGTGGTGGAGAATAAGGGTAACGATCCCTTTCAGCCAGGGTGCAAGCCCAGCGTCTAGCCCATCTAGATTCCCCGAAATTTGGTAGGTCTAGGGAATTCCGAGATCCCGTCCTCTGCTTTGTAAGAGCAGCGCTCTGCCTCTGAGCTATAGACCTAAATAAAACTGGTTACTATTGCCGACGCTTCTTAAACGTCCGTTTCTTGATGTTGGTAAGAAAATAGTATTTGCTGTAAGTAACCATTTAGAAGCACACAGAAGCCAACAGACGTACTAATGTACCGAACATGCTAATATGCGCTTGTAAATGGTAGTGGTAGCAGGAATCGAACCTGCGGCCTTTCGATTATCGGTCGAACGCTCTGCCAGCTGAGCTATACCACTATAATTGGTGGGTCGCCCGAGACTCGAACTCGGAACCTTCTAATTAAAAGTTAGATATTCTAACCAATTGAATTAGCGACCCATTAAATTGGTTCAGCTGACGGGAATCGAACCCGCTTACGCAACACTGCGTCTAGGGTGAAAACCTAGTGTCGACATCGGCTGAGTTGTAAATTTGGCGGAGCTACGGGGAATCGAACCCCGATCTTCGCGCAGACAACGCGTCATAATTAGCCATTATACGATAGCTCCTAAATTTGGCGGATGAGGGGAATTTCGAAATCCCGACCGTCGGCTTAACGGGCCGCTGCTCTGCCTCTGAGCTACACATCCTTTATTTTCTAAAACATATTATAACAAACGTTTAGCAAATACATTTTTAACTTATTTGGCACAGGTAGAGGGACTCGAACCCCAAGGCTAGTATTGATAGATAGAGAAATTATCTCTGTCGTCAATCCCATTTAATTCTAAGAAAATACTTTTTTATTAGCTTACCTTTAGAATCAATATAGTCCACATAAGTAGCTACACCTGTACTACCAGCCTTACATTTGTAATTCTCATTATATTCTTTTATAACCTTATTAGGTTTTCTGTACGGTAGTGGTTGGTAAACTTTCATAGACTATTTCTCAAGTTGGCGCAGGTAGAGGGACTCGAACCCCCAACTCACTGCTTAGAAGGCAGTTGCTCTCTCCAGTTGAACTATACCCGCTTCTTCATAATATTTGTATATTATATGACTTTTTTAGTAATTTATCAAGTCATTTTTTAATTTTTACAACCGTAAACATATTTTAACTGGTTATGGGACTTTTCCTTTTCTGAGAAAAAGCCCTCAATGTAGAGCTTTTCACAAAGCTCACGTAATTCTAAATGCGTTATGCTAGACTCGTGGACGAATACGCAGCCTTGCCTACTTGCTAAAGACTTGATTTTTGTCTCACTAGGCTTACGCAATGAATGCTAGCCCTTTTAATTCTAGGAACAGATTACGTACCGCGTTAGCTTGAGGCAGATTTACCACCTTTTCCGACATATTAGTTTCAATGTGTTCATAGTTGAGCGCGGACTTTAGCGTAACTACTTCACCAGGGCTGTAGTCTAGTACTAATTTCATACTATACGCATGTCTAGGTACTAATACATCTTCAACAGCGTCTGCTACATCGAACATATCACGCAAAGTAATATCGTTTGATGATAGGTACTCTAGAGCTTTAGCTTCTAAAGCTCTATTACGAGCAGCTTGACCTGAAGCTGACTCAATAATCATAGCTTTCTGAAAACTTTTTAACATTTTATTGTTTTCCTCATTTCTTAATATGTGTATATTATACGTTGAAATAAGCTGTTTGGCAATTACTTTTTAAATTTATTTAATACCTCAGTTAACTCTTTGACTGTTAACTTACCCCAGTCTATAGACTTATGCAAATGCTGTGTGCATGTGTCTATGTATGGTTTCTTCAAGCGGCCTGTAGGAATAGAATATTCTCCTATTTTTATGTCCGAGGCTTTTTCTAAATCGGTAACAGTTAGCTTCTCCATTGCTGGGCAGCCTAGATTTTCTGCTATTTCTTTTTTGGTTAGTCTTTTAGGCTTCTTTTCTTTAGAATGACCAGGGCATGTACCTATAGTTTCTAGTTGTTGCTGATAGAATCTGTCGCCCATAAAGAATGGCCTCTCTCGGTTAGTCCATACAAGATCAAAGCTCTGTGCCTTATCTCGCATGTAAAATAATCTGTATTTGTCTACTAAGTTTAACTGTGGGTAATAATCCTTCAGAGTTGTGCAATTAGGTAAGGGGGTTTTAATTACTAACTCTGAAGGATCTAGGATTCGGGGTAGTTCTTCTAAAATAAACGTAGTGCTCTTATGGATTCGTCCATATCGGAAAGAGTATTCTCTACCTACTGCTATTGCAAGGTCGTACAATAGTGTATAATTTCCGCCTGTTTTACAAGCCCACCGAGTGCATGGGTGGTTTATATGAGTTGGTTTGTAGGAGGTTTGAATGTTTCTTTCTCCGGCTGCTACAGACAAAATTTGAGCGTACTCTAAGGGCATCTTTACAACGTGTTTGTCGCAATGATACTGAGCGCACTTTGTTAAATCTGTATCTAACCAGAATATGTTCATTATACCAAACCTCTTACAAATGTAGTAAAATTAGACTGCGCGAGCCAAGAATCCACGGATTTTTGCATACCCAGACAATACCTTACGCTTATGCGCAGGGTTATCAAGCACTTTATGTCGCCAGTTAATTAACTGACCGTAAAGGTTTTGTGCTTCCACGGCGCGTTGGTGGTTAGCCTGTAGCTGTTCTGTTAGAGCGCGAGTTAGTTCGTTATGCATTATTTTGCCTCCTTAGCAAATACTGGAGTGAATGACGGCATTAGGGTTTTTCGTCCTGCTCCGTCATATACATAAAACTTTTGCGCTGGGTGGCCGTTTTTACCGGCTGGTTTGCGCGGCGTACCTTGAGCAGGTGCTTTAAATGTTTGCTCGTCATTAGGGTGCGCTTTTAGGTGACGTGCTATTTTACGTGCACGGTTTTTCTGCATACGACCTTCTGTTGCGTATGCTGCGTATGAACCTTTACCTTTGCGTGATTTTTGTTTAGCCATCTTTTTTGTTTCCTTTTGTTAATTTATGCGTATATTATACGTGGAAATAAGTTGTTGAGCAAGCGATTTTTTATCGCGTTTTGTTAAGTGTCCAATAATCGACCGTGTAAGAAATCCCACCGTTCTCACTGAATTGCTGAGAAACGCTGTTATCATTATACATTACACCTACTCGGCATGTATTGCCATCTAGATGGCGTACAGTGCCGTGCTTTTGAGTTGCTGAGTTAAATACCTTATCCCCTTCTTGGATTTCGCATTTAAGTCCAGTGCTCTGATAAAACGCAAAGCATAAAGCTGTTGTTAGGGCAATGCCCCAACCTACTAGTTCTCTTGTCTTCATTTATTTAGTTTCCTTAATAAAATGCCAGCATGCTCCAGAAGCAGGATTGTCGTGCTGGTGTTTAGTTTTACCGCATCTAGCACACGGTTCGTTTTCGCTTACTACAAAAGCGATTAAAAATAATACTATTGCTAAAAACGCAAAAAGTGCCATGTTATACCTCTACAAAGTTAGAAGGGCTATATCCCTCTGTCTCGTAATTAAACTTATCAGTTACATAACCTCTAGGGTTAGAGTACAATAGTGTGTCGCCTACACTTTCTTTAACATACTTGTGCGTATGTCCAAATATCCACATAAGCGGCTTTTTATCTAAAATAAACTGAGTTAAGTCTGTGTAATAAGCGTGACTTAAATCATCGTTTTTGTATCTTGTGCTATCTACCCCCATTTTGTGAGGAGAGTGGTGAGTTACTACTACTGTAGGCTTAGAGTAATCTATAGACTCTAAGAAAAGCATAGCTGAGTAATGCATGTTCGTCCAGTCTAGGATATCTAGTTTGCGATACTTAGCACCTGCTCTTATCTGATAGAAATCGTTCATGCTGAACTTAGCTGTTACTCTAACTACGGGGTCTCCGTTATTTAGGCTAGTCCACAGAGTAGTACCAACAAACTGTATCCCATCTAACTCTACTACGTCTTCGTCTAGTAGGAATACGTTGTTTAACTCTAACTCTTTGATCTTATTTCTGATCTTATTCGGAAGAGTGTCTATGTTGTGCCTGTAGTATTCATGGTTTCCTAGTACATATATTACGTACTTAAACATAGAAGCCCACTTAGGTATGTACTCTTCTCTAAAAGCTTTAGTACCTACGAAAATATCGCCTGCTAATACTAGCACGGCGTCTTTGTCACCTTCTATATTATCAGGGTAGCTGAATTCACAGTGAAGGTCGCTTAGTGCTACAATTTTCATAATTGTTTCCTCATTTATTTAATACAAGTATTATACTTTGAAATTAGTAAATTAGCAAATGATTTATAATAAAAAAGAGAGCCGAAGCTCTCTTTTACGTGGATACTGTTAAAGTAACAAATACCCTGTCCGATCTAGAAGGTGTTTCGTAGTCGAACCTTATAATGTGCTTCCCTATGGTTTCTGAAGTTAAGTAAACTTGTATTATGTTTTCCTGTCTAGAGTGATATATTATATCTACTTCGTCAGGATTAACTATTGTATAACTTACTATATTCTCAGGAGTTATCCAAGCAGGATCAATAGTCAATGTGAAGCTGTCAACTTCTCCTTGCCTTATTTTACCTCTCCATGTCCCGTCTCCAGACACCGTGGAGTAGTCTCTTGTAGCGTTTATAAAGAAAGGTCTTTGAGCGGCTACTTGTAGTTTAACTATCTTGCTACTAGTAAGGCCTGCTGAGTCTGTAACTACAAGCTCAAAAGCCATAGTTTCAGCTTCTTGTATATCCGGTATCACTACTTTAGCTACAGCTTTACTAGCGTCTTGGATAATAACAGGCGTACCAAGTAACTGGCTCCAAGAGTAGCTGACTATACTAACCGATCCTTGTTCAGAATTAGAACCATCTAATGTAACTTCATCATTACTTGAAACTATCTTATTAAGTCCAGCGTCTGCTACAGGAGGAATACCTGGAGGCAATGTTATTACCTCTGCAGCAACATTGAAGTTCACGTAAACAGGTGCTGAATCTAAGCCTTTATCATCAGTAACGATAAGTTCTAATGTTACTGTTTGAGCAGTATCAGACACTGGTGAAGTAAAGCTAATGTTTTCAGCAGTCGTACTTGATAGCGTAATGCCGCTGTTAGTAGTTTCACGCCACTTGTAACCTACAATAGTGCCATCACCATCAGAACTACCAGATGCGCTTACCTGTACTAACTCACCAGCTGCTACCGATTGGTCGGGACCAGCGTTTGCGGTTGGGGGTTGGTTTACACTCTCCTGCACTACATTTACAATTCTGATAACTTCGTCTGCTGGATTTCCTGCATTATCAACAACGTTATATAAAACGGAATAGGTTCCCTCCATGTTAGTGTTAACATTATCACTTATCTGTAATAGATTGGATATGTCTCCATCAACATTATCAGTTGCAGTTGCTCCTTGGTCTACATAAGGAGTACCTACAGTAATATTAACAACACTCTGTCCTATTAAAGTTATAACAGGTTTTACCGTATCTGTCACCTGCCCTGCTTCAAAAGTTATTTGCACTTTATCTAAAGATGAGTTTATTCCGTCAAACACTTCACATCTTACTACCTGTGTAGTACCGGCTACTGAGTTAGGGGGGGTGAATGTTAACGTAGCTGATTCTACGTTGATACCTCCGCTTTCTAAGCCTAAGCTAGTACCTCCTTCTTGTACCCATCTATAGGTAATTAAGTCATTAGTATCTACATCAGACACTACTGCTGTAATACTAAGGCTTTGTCCTGTAGTAGCAGAAAAATCTTCCCCTACACTTATTAAAGGTGCACTATTTAAAACAGGCTGGTCAATAACTGTAACTTCTAACACTCTATCTTGAGCAGGTTCAGTATTAAAAGAATGGCTATACGTTAATGTATAAGTTCCATTTGTATTTACATCTACACTACCTGTAGGAGTTAAATTAGTTACTGTTCCATCTGGGTTTACCGCAGACCCTTCAGGAGGGGTAAAAGGTCTTCCCTTTATATGAGTGATTTTATCTTTATCAGGGTAAAGCTTAATAACAGGTTTATCTACATCCGCTGTAACGTTAATTGCGTTAATAATTGGGACAGAAGTGTATACCCCTGTTTGTATTTCCCCTGCATGTGATATAAATAAACGATTACGTGTTAAATCAAAATAACCTGCTGCTGGTAAAGCATGTAAACCGTCTTTATTACCTATCCCTGCAAGGTTTTTTAACAGCACTTGGTCATAAGGGTAAATATCCCATGTTCCTCTATTCCCTGCTTTAGCATCTGCTACATCAGCTAAGTCGAAGAACATAACATTGGTGTATCTGTCATCTTCTATTGCAGGAGAGTTACCAGCAGAATAGTAATCTCTTTTTTTATACTCATTGGTAGCTTCATCGTAATACCAAGTTTTGTATTTATATTCTAGACCAAATTTAACACGTGTAGGCTGTACAGTAGCTTGCTTGTAGTACCCTTCGCGCGTACCTCCTACTAGAGAAGATAATACTACTAGTGTTCTGGTATTTGGTATTACAAACGCTGTTATCACTTTACTGGACAAGTTCCACCAGTTATTTAAAGTAAATTCACCATTCTCTTTTTGTAGAATTTGGTTATTGTTTAATGGAGAACCTAATGCCCCAGTATAAGTGGAAGTTATAAAGTCATCGTACTCGTACCTATCGTAAAACTTCTTAGGTTTACCTTCTGAGTCGTTCCCTGTAAATGGATACTCCATTACAGTAGGCTGACCAAAAATAACAGGAGAACCCGCACTACTATTAGGTGTTAACTCTTCTAGGTTGAAAGGTCTAATACTAGGGCCGAAGTCATGGCGACTAGATATAGATTCTTGAGGGGCGAAAGATAATATTTCACCACCAAAGAAATCTACCAAGTTTTCTGGGGTCTTTATCATTGTACCTGATTGTCTATTAACTCCTACCATTCCGTAATTAGATTCAATTACAGAATTAGCAAGGTCACTAGCATCTTCAACTACAATAGTAGAGTGCACTCTATTTGTACTTGTGTCATACCAATTTAGATGGTTAATAAGTAACTTACCATCTTTGTGTGTCATACCAACGATACGGAAAAAGTTAGTAGGTACACTTGGATCTAATCTTGTAAATGAGCCATCTACAATGTCTCCTGTTATAGATACAGGGGCTTGTATTTCTTCGAGTAAATCAACATCATCTAGTATTGTGGCAGGATTAAATACAGTAGGCATTCTATACTCACCTACTACATACTGCCTTTCTATAAATAAACTCTGTCCATCTTCAGAGATACAAAAACGCCCACCTGAACCACTTAAAGCTGTGTTATTAGTAGCTAACGTCCCTTCATAATTAAATTGAACATTACTAGCTAAAGGTAAAGTTAAAGGGTCTATCTGCGTTACTGTACCAGTAGCAGCCACAATAACGGTAACAGTAACCGTTTGAGCGGAGTTACCATTGCTGTCCGTATGGTTGTACGTAAGTGTATATGTGCCAGCCGTATTCGAATCAACGGTGCCTGTTGGCGTGACCGTGACATCAGCATCTAAATCGTCTGTAGCTGTAGCGACTGGATAGGTAAAATTATCACCTTCATTAATGTTATAAGTTGTTTGAGGTGGGTTAAGCGTTATTTCTGGGGGCATTACACCCGCTTCATTAACGTTTACGGTAACTGTAACAGGTGTAGCTGCGTTTCCATCGGAGTCAGTATGGTTGTACGTTAATGTGTAAGTACCTACGGTGGAAGTATCCACTGTTCCTGTTGGAGTTACTGTTACATCCTCGTCAACATCATCTGTTGCTGTAGCAGTTGGGTAAGTAAATGAATCATTTTGGTTGATATCATATGTAGTCTGCGGAGGCACAAGACTGATTACCGGTCTAGCGTCAACATAAGACTCCCAATGTCCTGTAGAGTTAGGCATATTCTGTAAAGTGATATCGTTATTGCCTACCTCGTCAGTTAGTATTAAGGAATCTCCGTTAGAACTTTCTCCAGTGTATCTGTGAACAACTTCCCCATTTATTTCTACTTCAAAGAGTTCGATAGCTAACGGAGCGTCTATAGTTGTTTCAGGCCCTCTTCTACCAAAAAAAATAAATAGTGAATCTTCCTGTAAATGCTTTTGTATCCCCTACTTCTCCGTTTCTAGTCAGTACTACGTTTTGACCGTCTGATCTTTCCACTGAGTAAGTAGCCATTTCTGAGAAGTCATAAGAATGCATAGGTGTAGCATTAAAAAGCACTCCTGATGCTACACCTGCTAATCTAGAAATTGGTGTTGCTATGGCGTTTGTTTCGAAAACCCAGTCGCTAGACCCAGAAGAGGCTGTACCAAATATCTCCATATCCTCATTTCCAGATACTCTTCTAAAACGTATAGTTATTTTGAAGTTATCATCATCTGCTATACTAACAGGAGATGAAAAAACCCCGTGTTGGTTTGTTGTGCCTTGCACATTTAATAAAAGACGTTGCGCCATTAAAATTCTCCTATGTAGGTATTAATTAGGTACACCTACGTATTCCACGCTAGTAAGGCTTCCGGCCCATGGCCCTTTTATCTCAACCTTAAACTGCTGGACTAGCCTATCAAAAGGCACTGTAATGTCGAAAAATATAGCCTCATCCTTTTCTAGAGGTATATTTATAATTTTTGTATTCTGAGGTATAGGTAAAAATTCGTCGCTATTACCTAATCTACCAGAAACTTTGTAAGTACAATCGTATTCTGTAGTGACTGCAGGACTTACTTTTATCCTAATAGTAGTAGCTTCTCTTCTGTTATTAATAATAGAATCTGATACTAACTTCCAAGTGTCAGGGTGTAATATGCCCATAATATCCTCTAGTTTAACGTTGTAATACGGTGTCGAAGTCGGATTAGCTTCGGATATTAAGTCCTCTTTTAAAGCTGAAGTAGCAATTCCTGCTTCTATTAATAAGTCTAGAGAAAATATATTCATGAGCCCCTTGCTCTGTGATAGTATAAAATTAAACTCACCTAAGCTAAATATTGTTCGCATAGTGGCTATACATAGCGGGTTATCGGAGTTTAGAAATATACTATATAAATTATGTTTTACCAAGTACATAGTAATTACTTCAGAAGACAGTAACTTTCCCTGAACCTCTTCATGATTCCTTACCTGTTCTAATATTTCTTCATCAGTACCGCTGTACTGGTTTACTACGTCTATTAAGCTCATACACTTCTCCTAAATAAAAATAATTATACACACCTGAGAATAAATTGCAAGAGATTATTTTTTACACATAACAAAAAACCCGCACTAAGGCGGGTCTTATTATACTGCCATTCTGGCTTCTATTTTGCCATGACTTTTATAGTTTTCTAATTGTATGTCTTTGGGGTCTACACAATGGCAATAATTTAAGAACTTTTGCCACGGCGTACTGCCTACTGCTTTTGGTAGTTTTAAAGTAGGTAATGGATAAGGCTCATTCTGTAGTATTTGACCGCACTGCTCTAGGTGGTCATTGTAAATATGAGTATCTCCACCAGTAAAAATAAGCTTACCTGGCTTAAGTACTACACACTCAGCTATAATGTGGGTCAATAACGCGTAAGAGGCTATATTAAACGGCAAGCCCAAGAAAACGTCGATTGACATTATGTTCACAAGAGGTCGTTAATCTCTTGCCGGTATTACACCAGCTGCAAGTTACCTTGCAGATCAGACTATATCACAACCCTTAAAGGGCTCTATCCGTTTCGGTCTCACTCGAGACCTACTCTCTTTCGAGATAGTCGTTAGGCATTTATGTAGAAAAAATTCTCCCACTGTTTAGCAGGACTGTTTACCCTATAATGAGCAGCTCCTGAAGTTATACCGTACTCTCTAGCCATAGCAGCTAGAGAGGGGAACTCTCTGCCTTCAGCGGAGATCTTCCTAGCATTGCTAGGGATACGTCCCTTGGCGCTCTCTGATAGTTTTTTCTTAGTAGCTTCGGAGTGCGTTTTGCCATAAAAGGGATTGTTTTCCCCTGACTTGTCTCTACAGGACAAGCAGGTTTTATTTATGGGTGCTATTTCTTTTTGTTTACAAACAGGACATAACTTTCTACTAATACCACCTTTCCAGTTAGGGTTCTTAGCTCCAGGCATACCCCACTTTTCTTTTCTTTCCTCAACCGTCATATTTTTTATATTGTTGAGTACAGTGGATCGTATTTTCTGTATTATTTGCTCTCTGTTGGGGTGCTTGGTAAGGTTATCACCACCTCCAACAGACCCTATGTTGTACTGTGGAGATAGAGAGTCTATCCAATAATTCTCTTTTTCAAATAGGTTACAACTTTCTGATAGTTCTTCCAAAATTTCAAAATGAAAAGATGACTCCCCGTATTTGTTGTAAGCACGTTGCAAATATACATTACAGTGTTTGTTATTTCTTAAGTCCGATAGGTGTCTTAACATTCTAGCTCTAAAGTTAGAAGCGGATCCTACGTAAAATTTTTCTGTTTGTTCGTTTATTATAGCGTATATAACTTTCATCAATTCTGTACCTCTATTAAATAGTATACCTAGAATTTGAATGGAAGTCCATAAAATATTTTATTTCTACAATTTAGCACGGGATTGTCCTAGGTTATTAGGAGTTTCCCCGTTTAGGATAGTTTTTCGGGTACAATTACTTGTACAAGGCGCTCAAAGTTAACGCTGATGCCACATTAATGACAGTTTACCGTCTTTCGATACAAAACACTGGAATGTGTAGTGGCAAGGAGGTAAAGCCATTTTATCTAAGTCGGAAGGATTCCAAGCTGTAACTATATGTCGTCTACCGTACGGGTCTTTCACTAACCCATTTATAAGAGTCTCCAT